AAGGCCGTGGCCTGGGCACTGCTCGCGATTGCCGGGGAACTGGCCGTCATCCGGCGCGAGATGCGCAAGCAACGCTGAGAGGGGTGGTCGCATGGCCCGCTCCAGAGGCGGCGGCCGCGGACGGCGCGGCGGGGGCGGAAGCGTCCGGCGGCAGGGGCCGATCACCGTGGAAATCGAGGGCCTGGACCGGCTCGCCGACCAGCTCGAGGAGCTCCAGACCTCGATCCGGGCCGCGTGCTTCAAGGCCCTCAAGGAGTCCGCCGAGGCCGTCGTCAACGGCACCCAGCAGAAGGTCGCCGTCGACTCCCACAACCTGCACCGCTCGGTGAAAGCCCGGTACGAGAACTACCGGCTGCGGGCCGAGATCGGCTGGTGGGACCAGGACGACCACTACTCGATCGAGCAGGAGTTCGGCACGAAGAAGATGCCGGCGAACCCCTCGCTCGGCCCGGCGCTCGAGCAGGAGCGCAACAAGATCGACGCCCGGATCAAGGCCGAGGTGAAGAAGGTGCTGCCGTGAGCTCACCCCTGCCGCTGCTGTCCGTCCAGACGGCGCTGTACGCCACGCTCACCGGTGACGGCACGCTGATGGGCCTGATCACCGGCGTGCACGACGGGCGCGCGCCCGAGGATGTCCTCTATCCGTACGTCGTGATCGGCGAGGCGATCGAGACCCCGGACAACAGCCACGATCGGTTCGGCCGGCAGACCGTGCACACCCTGCACGTGTGGGACCAGTACAGCGGCTTCAAGTCCGTGCTGCAGATCGGCGCCCGGGTGAACGCCCTGCTGGACCACCAGCCACTCACCATCGCCGGCCTCGCCCACATCGCGACCCGCTACGAGTTCTCGCAGACCCTGACCGACCCCGAACCCCCGGGCGACATCAGGCACCTGGTGCTCCGCTATCGGGTCGTCACCGAACAGAGTCCCTGACCCCTCGCCCCATCGGGGCGTGCACAGACAGGAGCCCCCGATGGCAGCCCTGGAAGCCACCACCGTCACCACGGTCGACGGTCTCGCCGACCTGGCGGCCGCGGCCGTACCCGCCGACGTGGCTGGCGACACCGCCCCGGTCGGCCCCGGCCTCGCGCTGTTCGTCATCAACGGCGACGCGGCCCCTCACACGGCCACGATCGCCACCCCCGGCACGAAGGCCGGTCACGCCGTCGCCGACGGGACGCTGGTCGTCGCCGCCGGGGACACGGGCCTCATTCCGCTGGCCAACATCTTCCGCGGCACGAACGACCTGGCCGCGATCACCTACGACGCCGTCACCGCGGTGACCGTCGCCGTCATCAAGCTGGGAGCCTGACATGGCAGGTAAGGACGCATTCGGCACCGAGTTCCTGAGGGACAGCACCGGCGCCGGCGCATTCACGAAGATCGCCAACGTCACCGACATCAGCGGTCCGTCCAGGTCGCGCGAGGCGATCGAGGTCACCGCCCACGACAGCCCGAACAAGTACCGCGAGTTCATCAAGGGCCTCAAGGACGGCGGCGAGGTCGAGATCACCCTCAACTATGACCCCGCCGCCGCCTCGCACATGGCGCTGGACGCCGACTTCGAGGAGGACGACCTGCGCGACTACCAGGTCATCATCCTGCCGGGTGAGGCGGACGAGCACACCTGGGAGTTCTCCGCGATGATCACCGACCTCGGGGACGAGTACCCGACCGAGGACAAGATGGAGCGCTCCGCAACGTTCAAGATCAGCGGCAAGCCCACCCTCACCCCGACCGGCGTCTGATCAGGAGCAGCACTGTGGCATCTCTGAAGGACCTCATCCGCAAGGCCGACGACATCAAGGCCCAGGACGATGTCGAGATCCCCGAGTGGGCGCCCGACGTCAAGTTCCGCGTCACCGGCCTGCCCGCCGGGGACTGGGAGCAGTACCAGAACAAACTCTCGAAGGTCACCCGCCAGGACCAGGCATCCGGTGTCGAGGTCAGCATCCGGTCCAACAAGGCCGAGATCGTGGCCAAGGCGCTCCGCGACCAGGAGACGGACGAGCTCGTCTTCACCGACCTGCGCGAGGGCATCTCCATCCTCAGCAAGCGGTCGGCCGGCATCGTGAACGGCCTGTTCAACCTGGTCCGCCACCTGTCCGACGACGACAAGGACTTCACGCAGAAGGTGAAGGACGCGGAGGGAAACTCCGACGGCGACCTGAACTGAGGCTCCTGTACGACCTGTCCGCCGCGTACCAGCTGCCGCCGGACGAGGTGATGGACAGGTTCACCGAGGAGCAGATGATCCACCTGGTCGCCTACCAGAACCTCTACGGGCCCATCGGCCCCGTGCGGATGGATGTCCTCTTCGCGCGGCTCGGTATGGACGTGGCCGCCCCGCACATGAAGAAGGGCAAGAAGCCGCGGCTCAAGGACCACATCGTCGAATGGTCCCGCGCGGCCCGGCCCCGCAAGACGGGCCGTGAACTCCTCGCCGCCGTGAAGGGCCTGCAGGCCCGCTTCGATAAGCAGCCCGACACACGCAGGAGGTGAGCGATGCCAGTCCTGGACGAGCTCCTGGTACGCATCGGGATGGACACCACCGGTGTCGAGGAGGGCACGCAAGAGGTCAACCAGCAGATGGACGGCCTAGCCGCCCCGGCGGCGGCGGCCGGCCTCGCCGCGGGCGGTCTGTTCGTCGCCGGGCTGACCAACGCGATGGATGCCTCGGCGGCGAACACGAAGCTGCAGAACCAGCTGGCGCTGAACGACGAGGAGGCCGAGCGCGCCGGCTCAATCGCTGGTGACGTGTTCTCAGAGGGCTTCTCCGACTCCATCGCCGGGGTCAACGAGGCCATGTCCGGGGTCATCCAGGCCATGGGCGGCATGGGCAAGGTCTCCGACAAGGAGCTGTCGCAGATGACTAAGTCCGCGGTCATGCTCGGCGAGACGTTCGAGCTGGACGTCGGCGAAGCGGCCACGGCCGCCGGGCAGCTCATCGCCAACGACCTGGTCGCCGACGGCGAGGAAGCTTTCGACGTCCTCACCCGGGCCGCACAGACGCTGCCCAAGTCGATGGTCGCCGACATCCCCGCCGTCGTCACCGAGTACGGCAAGCACTTCTCCCGGCTGGGCCTCGACGCCCAGACCGCGTTCGGCATGATGTCGCAGTACGTCCAGGCCGGCGGCCGCGACATCGACCAGGCCGCGGACGTCATCCACGAGTTCGCCCGCATCACCTCGGAGGAGACCGACCGCGCGGCCGAAGGCTTCAAGGAGCTCGGCCTGAACTCCAAGCAGATGCTCACGGACATCGGCAAGGGCGGCGACCCGGCAGAGGCCGCGCTCGGCAAGACCCTCGAGAAGCTGCGGCAGATCAAGGACCCCGCGAAGCAGGCCGAGCTGGGCATCGCGCTGTTCGGCGACATGGCCGGCGAAGGCGCGGACGCCCTGTGGGCGATGGACCCCGCCGCGGCCGCCGCCTCGTCCGGCATGGACAAGGCAGGCGGCGCCGCCAAGGAAGCCACCGACAAGATGGCCGCCTCCAAGTCCCTGGACTCGATCTGGCGCACCCTGACGACGACGCTGGGCGAGTACCTGGCACCGGCGCTGCAGAAGGTCAACCAGTTCATGACCGAGAATCCGGGCGTGGTCCGGATCCTGGTGCCGCTGATCATCGGCCTCGCCATCGCCTTCGGCATCTTCGCCATCGCGGTCTGGGCCGTGAACATCGCGATGATGGCGAACCCGATCGCCTGGATCATCCTGGGGATCATCGCCCTGATCGCCGTCGTGGCACTGATCATCATCAAGTGGGACGAGATCAAGGAATCCACCGCCCAAACTTGGGGCTACATCGGCGACAAGCTCGGCGAGTTCTTCGGCTGGGTCAGCAAGAAGGCCTCCGAATTCTGGGACTGGCTGTCGAAGATCTTCTCCGACGGCTGGGCCTGGATCGTCCGCAACGTCTGGGACCCGGTCCGCCGCTTCTTCACCCAGACCATCCCCGGCTGGGTCGACAAGGGCCTTGGCTGGATCGAGGACAAGTGGAACGGGGCCATCTCCTTCTTCGCCGGCATCCCGGGCCGCATCGCCAGCGGTGCCCGCGGCATGTGGAACTTCGTCACCGACGGCCTCAAGAGCGCCTTGAACGGGGCGATTTCCCTGGTCAACTCCGGGATCTTCTTCATCAACGACAAGCTCATCGCGAACGCCAACCGGCTACCCGGGGTCTCCATTCCCTGGATCCCGTACATCCCGTACCTGGCCGAGGGCGGTGTCACGACGGGGCCGACGCTCGCGATGATCGGCGAAGGCTCGGAGCAGGAAGCGGTCCTGCCGCTGTCCAAGCTCGAGCAGATGATCAGCGTGGGTGGCGGGGCCGAGATGCGGGCCCCATCCGTCAGCAAGGTCCAGCAGCAGCGCATGACTGTCGGCTTCGAGCCCGGGGGCGGGGACGCCTTCATCGAGTGGCTCATGGAGACCATCCGGATCGACTTCGACGGCGACGTCAGCCGGCTCGGAGAGGAAGGGAGATAGCGCATGGTCAGCCTCCCCCCGCCGCGCACCACCGAGCTGTTCTACGGCGGGCAGTGGAACACCGTCCCGGTGCTCGAGCGGTCGGCCATCACGATCAACCGCGGCGTGTCCTCTGAGGGCTCGCGGGCGACGCCGACCAAGGCCACCGGCGTCCTGATCAACAACAAGAGCGGCGACTACGCGCCCCGCAACCCGAACTCGCCGCTGTACGGGGCGATCGGGCGGAACACGCCGCTCAGGTTCTCGATCGACGCCGGGTCGCCGTGGCTGGCGCTCACCTCGTCCACCGCCAAACTGAGCACGCCGGACCATGCCCAGCTGGCCATCACCGGCGACGTCGACATCCGCATCGACGTCGCCCTGGACACCTGGCGAACTGCCCAGGAGCTGGCCGGCCGCTACGTGACTACCGGCGACAACCGTGCGTGGGCAATGCTCGTGAGCGCCTCCGGGCACCCGGTGCTGATCTGGTCGCCGGACGGCACGCTCGCCTCCCGGATCATCGCCACGGGCACCGAACCCGTACCGGTGCACGCGGGTCAGCGGATCTGCCTTCGCGCCGTGCTCGATGTCGACAACGGGGCCGGCGGCTACAACCTGGCGTTCTACTACGGCCTGACCGTCGATGACACGAACTGGACCCAGATCGGCGACACCCTCACCGGGGCCGGCGTCACGTCCGTGCACGACGGGACCGCGGGGATCGAGGTAGGCAACATCGGCGGCCTGGTCGACCCGGGCGCCGTTGGCCGCGTCTACGGCCTGCGGGTGACGGGCGGCGGGGCCACGGTCATCGACCTGGACCTGGGCCGCGACGCCGCCGTGGGCGACGGCTCCGTGACCGACACGACGGGCCTGGTGTGGGTCCTGACCGGCTCCGCCTCGCTGACGAACCGCCACATCCGGCTCGTCGGCGAGGTGCCCGCCTGGCCGCCGTCGCGCGACCTGTCCGGCGCCGACCGCACGGTGAGCATCGAGCCGACCGGGATCATGCGCCGCCTCGGCGCCGGCACCAAGCCCCTCGACAGCGCGCTGCGCCGGTACCTGGCGGCGTCCCACGCGTCCGCGTGCTGGCCGCTCACCGACGGGCCCGAGTCCAGCACCGCGGCACCGCTGATCGGCAGTACGCCGATGGTCTACAGCGAGGTGAACGAGGAACGCCCGCCCAGCTGGGGCAAGGGCTCGGTGGCCGAGTGGCTGGAGCCGGTCGTTTCCCTGTCCGGCGTCGGCAAGCTCGTCGGCTCCCTGCCATATCTGACCGGCATGGAGGCCGGATGGGCGGTCGATCATGTGCGGTCCGGGCCGGGCGAGGTCGACGAGATCCGCATGTACGACTGGGGCGCGGGCACGGACGCGGACAACCGTCACGTCTTGTATCTGTTCCACCAGGCCCCGCTCGACAAGATCCTGGTGCTGTGGGAGGCCGTGGGCACGACTGCGTCCTCGGGCGGGTCGCTCGCCACCATCGAGCCGGCGGGCATCTACGACGACCGGCCGCACCACATCCGCATGCACGTGATCCAGATCGGCGCCGATCTGTTCTGGTGGGTGCTCCTCGACGGGGTGACCGCCGCCTCCGGCACCATCCCCCTCACCATCAAGCCCCTGAGGCGTGTCGAGTACGACTGGGGCTCCGGCGACCAGGACCTGGCCGTCGGATACGTGACATGCTGGGCAGAGGACGGACAGAACCCGCCGCCGGACGATGTGTACGACGCGCTCATGGGCTTCCCCGGAGAGACCGCCGGGGAACGCGTGCTCCGCGTCGCGGACGAGCAGAGCGTCCCGCTGACCGTGTCCGGTGCGCTCGACGAGCAGACCCGGCTCGGCACCCAGCAGCCGGAACGCTTCCTCAACGTGCTGCACACCGCGGCGCAGTCGGACGTCGGATACGTCCTCGAGCAGCGCGACGCCCGGGCGCTGGTCTACCGGGGCCGGGCAACGCTCTACAACCAGACACCCGTACTCACGGTGAACTGGGCGGACGCGGTGGTCGGAGCCCCGTTCGCGCCGACGGACGACGACAAGGACACCCAGAACGACGTCACCGTGAAACGCGACGGCGGGTCCGAGGGCACTGCGGTCCTCGAGGAAGGGCGGATGTCGGTCCTGGATCCGCCGGACGGCGTCGGCCGTTACGACCGGGCCCACACCCGCTCGCTCGAGACCGACGGCCAGGCCGCCTCGTTGGCCGGCTGGCTGATGCACCTGGGCACGTTCGACGGGCTGCGGTACACCAAGCTGACCCTCGACCTGGGCAACCCCCGGGTCTACGCCATGGTCGACCGGATCCTGCGCGCCGACGTCGGCGACAAGATCAGGCTCACCAATCTCCCGCCCGAGTACGGGCCGGACGACGTCGACCTCATCATCCGCGGCTACCGCGAGATGGTGGGCGAGGACCACTGGCGGATCGAGTTCAACTGCAGTCCGGGCGGGCCCTGGTCGGTCGGCGTCGTCGACGACCCGGACCACGGCCGGGTCGACAC